CCCCTGTGCGAGGTCATTAAATTTTTTATTAATAATTTTGTGATGGGATCCCTCTATAAACTCGGGCCAAACGTACTTTACAAAACTTAAAAAATTTTTTGTAATATTTGGCTTGGCTTCATCCAAAGCTACGCTTCTTTCAAGTTCTATTAGTTTAGCGCTTTCTTCTGGGGTCAATCCCTCTAAATTTTTTGTAATATTTTCTGGTTCTTGCATATCTCAAATATGTTTTCAAAAGTCTTACCTTAACCGTCTGAATTAGTCAATAAAGGGTAAGCTTGGGACCCCTTTCTCCTTTAAAGAGGGTGGGCCCTCCCTTTTCCCCGATCAGGGTGGGCCCGCCCGTGGTACCTCTATGGTATGGGGTGGGCCCGCCCACTAGATATTGTGGTGTTGCATTTTTGCAACTGCGACATTATGCGTGGGATTATGTAGGATATAACTGTTGACAGCTATATGTGGTGTATGTGTTTATTGCATAGGTTATTTACTTTCTATTTTAGTTCTTGTTGCTATGACATCATAAGGCTGATAGCCATTGTTAGTATATTCATATCGTTGTGTTTCATACTTCTCTTTAATAACTTTGATTGGTGTTTCACTTGGTTGCTTAACTGAATATGTGTTAGCAATCTGTTGTCCAAATTTATTTAAGAATTGCATTAAGCAAGATTGATTACAAAAGTAATTCCAGATATTAGATTGATAACCATTATATCTATCAACTTTTATTCTCCTAGTTCTTAATACTTTATTGTCGCCAGTTCCTCGCACTCTTGATTGAGTTTCAATCTTATGACAATCAGGGTTATGACACCAGTTATAGTCGCTCATTTTTATCCTCTCTCATTTCTCCAATACATTTGGCATGGCTTTGCAAAACTTTTTCAAGTGTTGCAATTCTTTGTTCTAACTTGTCCACTACTTTAAATAATGTTTTTGTCTCCAAGCTTAATAATTGTTCAATTTGTTTTGATTGCATTTAACCTCTCTTGTTTTTTTATTTCTTTTTTATTTCTGTAAGCTTTTAAAAAATAAAAGGCGTTGGAAACTCCAACGCCCAGTATTATAAGAAGTAAATCTTTAGTCATTTAAAATGGCATTTCGTCACTTGGTTTTTTAACCTCAGGGTTTTGTTCATAATAAGTTCCATTCTCAACTGACTTATTATGTGAAGTAATAACCCTATTCAAAACAGTTGCGACATCACTAGCTAAAAAGTAAGTCCTACTTTTTCTGTCGTTTAAAGCGTCTAGATGTACTAGAAACTTAGTCGCTTGTTCTACTGTGTCTGCAATTTTTGCGATTGCAAAACTGTCGTTGTTTTCGCCATAGTTTATTTTTTCAATTACAAACCATTTTTTATTTGTCATTTTCTACCTCTATTGTTTGAGTTGCTTTTATTGTCATTGGGTTTTTTGCCATTCTCCATTGATTGCCTTTTTCATCTGGTTCAGCGTCATTATCCCAATAGATAAAACATACTACTCCATTTTTAGAAATAAATGCTTTGCCAGTAGTCATAAAATCAGTTGGCTTTGTCCAACTTCCATTTCTAGTGATTATTTTTTTATGCTTATTTGCATAGTAAGTAATAACAAAGTTTTCTGGTATGTTATTAAGATCAACTTTATTTGTCATAGTAACCTTTCTCAACTAAGTAATTGTATAAGTTCTTACAAGTCTTAGGTGCTTTCTTATCGTTGATAAAATGCAACACAGCTTTAGTAAAACTTGAAAACCCAGTTACTCTTGGGTTTGTCATAAGCATACCACTTGTTGCTTGTCTTTTTAATGCCGTAAGTAATAATTCTTGTTGGAAAGTAAAACCACTCGGCATTGTTGTTTCGGCTATTTTAGTCATTTTTACCTTTCTGTTAGTTAATGGGATATTATAGTAATACCCCATTAATGTCAACCCCTAATTTTGAGATTGATTTTGTTGTATATATGCCATTCGTTCAGCTATTTTTTCCTCTCTTGTTTTCTCTCTCTTGTTTTTCATTCCTTTTATTCTATCAGCTAGATTTTTAGGGTTATAGATTACAAGTCCAGTTGAGTTAGTTCTAACTATTTCTGCATCAGTAATATTCAAACCAAGTTCAGTACATAACTCAATCGCTTCGTCTAAATATTTATAACCTTTTAGACCGACTTTAATTTCTTTTGTTTGGTCTAAAATACTTTTTATCCACTTATGATGTGCCATAACAAATTGACCTTTTTGCTTTTTCCAATCTATTAAAAACATATACTCTTTTTCAGTACAAGCTATTGACCTATCTCTACAATATTCTCTACCAATTAAATCTAATTGGTATTTCTCATTCCATTCTTTGCCATAACCAGTATCGTCACTTCCAAGATATTTATTGTTTGCATCTGTATATTTTGTTTTATGTGGGTTGTTGTCTTTGCCCTCTTGTTCAATCAAAATATCAGGGTTGCAAGTATCTTGTGCTTTAAGTTCATCACGAAATAAAGCATAACCATACTCATTATCAGAACGATTATAACTGTCGTTGTTGTCAACATCTAAACTCCCATTTAAACGAAAATCAAAATGGCTTTCTATTGTTGCATCTTCAACTTTGGCATTGTTGTCATAGTCTCTTGTTTCTTTTTTTCCAAGATAATGAAAATGAAAGCAACTATCCTTTGCAATAGTTGAAACATTCTCAAACTTATTTTGTAGATGATATGCCATTTTAACATCTTCTGGGGTATAATGTTTTCTGACAATTTTTTCTGCCATATTCCATGCATTGTCATTTAACTCAATTTGATTTGCTTTGAGTTCATCATATTTTTGTTTTTCAACAGTATCTTCTTGTTCAAGATGTACTCTCATTCTATTAGCAATCTTATTACGATACTCTTGGTTTAGTCTTATTCTGCTCATATTGTCCTTTCTGTTATTATTTGCATTATTTTTAATTTACACTATTGACATTCTTTGTCAATAGGATTATATGTTAATTTGTATTATTTATAAAAACTTAATATAACATTTAAGCTAACTTGTGGTTGGTAGTACAAAAACACAACCACAAGTTGCAGAACAGAAAGGAAAAAAATTATTGAATTAGTTTAGAATTATTCTAAATTATGTGGTCAGCACATTTACCTGCTTGCAAGGTGCAAGCCTGCAAGCGCTGATCCCTGATCCGATGGTTTGTGACGTGTAATCAGATATATCGTCCATCGGATCTGGGATCAGATGTTGGTCGCTGTGGGTATAAACCACTATAGTACAGGTCGCGATGCTTCGGGCATGGGATTGTAAAATGAAAGCTTGCAAGTTTTTGCAATGAAAACTCACCCCCGCCTGCACAGGACAACAACTGATCCCTGATCCAAGTGGTTGGCGCCAAAATTAATCGCTATCTTGGATCTGGGATCAGTCTGAAATAACATTGGCCTCTGCCCTGAAGATCGGGCGGGACTGGTCACAAGCTCCCAAGCTTATTTTTTTGGGTGGGCCCTCCCGGAAAATTTCAAGCGTCCAAGCTCTCAAGCTTGACAGCTGGTCTGGGATAATATAAGATAACAACAGAAAGGAGAAACAATTATGAGTACTAGATCAAATATAGCAATAGAAGATCCAAAAACTAAAAAAGTGAAAGTAATATATGTTCACTCTGATGGTTATCCATATGGCGTTGGAAAATGCCTGGTTGATCATTACAACAATAGACAGCTGGCAGCTGAACTCTTTAAGCATGGAGACGCCAGCTACCTGGGCGACACTCTGGATGAGTGTAGTTTCTACAGCAGAGACTGGAAGAGAGAAGAAGATCCAGCCAGGACCTTTAGAGATGAATGGATGTTCATGAGAAGTATAAGCGGAGACCCTTTTATCGAATATATTTACTTGTTTAAAGATAATAGGTGGCATGTATCCGAATTAAAAACAGCGGATACTAAAAACGGTTATGAGAATTTTGTCGGTTATCATACCAAGTTTGAGCCTGTGATCATGAACAAGGAATATATAAAATACAAAGACAAACACGAGAAACACGCTGAGGTTAAGATGATCTCACAAATAGGAAACTTGCTAAGCAAAGCAGGATTTGAAGGAGACAACATCACGGTTCAGGGTGGCAAAGCAAAAAAATCAAACTAATTCCAATCTGTTAGGAATGGACCTGGGCGCCTCAGGCGCCCCGGCCCTCTTTTTTTAGGGTGGGCCCGCCCTGAAGTGTCCAAGCTTCAAGCCCGCAAGCTCTCAAGCTTGACAGGTCCCAAGCTGTAGGATATTATAAGATTTAAAAACGAAAGGAAAAAATGAAACTAAAAAAATTAATAAAAAAAATAAATAAAGAAAACACGCCGCCGGATGGCTGGAAGCCTGAGGACCGGTTAACAGACAAACAAGTGGCGGCAGCTGTGGGCCTGGAGACGTCGGACTTTTGCGACGATGGCGCGGACCTGGACGAGCTCCGGGAGATGATGGAAGAAGGCAACATATGTTAAAAAAAGAAGCTAGAAAAATAACCGGTGGCCTGTCGAAGCCGTCGAAGATGCCTGGACCGGCGCACAACCTGCCAGCCTGGAGATGCATCACAGGGGTGAAGCTCCAGAAGGTGCCTGGCTCAGTCTGCGCCGGCTGTTACGCCATGAAGGGCCGCTACAGGTTTAGGAACGTTAAGGAAGCCCTGGAGCGTAGGCAGCAAGCATTGCAGGACCCGCGCTGGGTTGACGCGATGGTAACACTGATCACAGGTGAGGCCTGGTTCAGGTGGCACGACTCGGGGGACATCCAGAGCCCAGAGCATCTCAAAAATATTTTTGAAGTGTGCAAGCGTACACCAGGGACCCGGCACTGGATGCCAACTAGAGAAGTTAAATTTTTAACTTTAATGGATCCGGACGTAATTCCGCCCAATTTAATAATTAGAATCTCTTCACATATGATTGACCAGGGACCGGTGAAGCACTGGCCGTGGACGTCGACTGTATCCACGAAGCCTGAAGACAGGACCTGTCCAGCTCCAGACCAGGGCAACGAATGCGGCAGCTGCCGCGCCTGTTGGTCCCGGGACACTTCAAATATATGTTATGGTAAACACTAGCAGAGATGAGTATGAGTCACGTATGGAGGCACCCGAACTATTATAAAAAATTAAGAGCGCAAGCTCGCAAGCTTACCGCAAGTTCTCAAGCTTCAAGCGTACAAGCTCCCAACCTTGAACCAAGGGTTCAAGCTCAAGTCCCAAGCGTACAAGCTCCAAGATCCCGTAGCCAGGGTACAAGCGTACCTTCCCCTTGTCCAGGGAACAAGCAACAAGAATAAATGAATTCAAATTATGTTTCATGTGAAAGCTAATTTGATGGGGGGATAGGATAATTCGATTACCTTTTGCTACCTTTAATTCTACTGTGAAAAAGGTCCCACTATCATTATAACCCAATAGATCAGGAGTGCCAGATAGAGCTTTATTTTCCAACCTTGTCCAGCTAATTTTATTTGTATTTCTTTTAAGCTCATGCCAAAATTTAGTTTCAGGTCTTACCAAGGTAACCTCAACTAAAGCTTGCCTATGATTTTTCCCATTTTAGGATAAGGATCGCGTTCACCCTTAATATTAATCCTATGAGTGTCTCTATCCCCAATTATTCTATTTTGCAACAATTGAATTTCAGAAACATTTATTTTTTCTCCATTCGGTAATTCAATCTGGACTCTTGCCCACTGTGCAACAGGGGACTTGAGAAATTTATTTAAGACTTGAGCTAATTCTTTTCCTGTCATAATTCTGCCTTGTATTATATCCCATATAATATATATTGCAAGCATGACTCAAGAAGTTGTTAAAAAGAAGGTACTCCCAATAGACGCCCTTACTGAAATGCAGCGAAGATTTGTAGACTACTTAGTATACAATCAAGGTAGAACTACCTACACCGATGCCGCACTACACGCTGGCTACAGTCCTAAAAGAGCTAACGTGGAAGGGTCAGAACTAATGGATAACGAAAAGGTTATTAAATACCTACGTTATAAACTTAACGAGGTAAATAGGTCCTATACTGTAACTAAAAATAACTTCATATTAAGACAACAAAAATTATCAAAAGCATTAGAAGAAGCAGGTAAACCTGAAAAAAGTCTGGGATTTGAGAATCTTATTGGTAAGGCTTCAGGACTATACATTGACACTCATTTACATGCTAATTTAAGCGACCTATCTAAATCAGAAAAATTAGATGAGATTAAAAGATTAAAAGCACTTCAAGTAGAACGTATTGAAGGTATCTCGTCTACAAAACTTATTAAAAAGCCCTCAGACAAGTAATTTTGTCATTTTAACAATACAACCAACTGGGAATATATTCCTGTCAGAAAATGAAACATCTTTCTCTTCATATGAAGCAAATGTCCAAACAAACTTGGAAGTTTTTTTGTAAATGTACGCATGTGTTATCATTTTGCTGCATTCGAATTTATCAAATTCTTCGGCTGATGCATGTCCCGCATCCCCAGTTATATCGACCCACTCTATCCGATAAAAAAAATAACGCTTCGAACCGATCTTAACATGTTTATATTGTGATTTCTTATTTCGGGTCATACTGATTGTATACTCCTAGATTTATAAAATAAAAATATATAATCCAAAATTCTAATTCTATACCCCTTAAATCGTTGGTATTGCTTGCTTTTTGATACATTTGTACCAATTGTACCAAATGAAATATGAGGGTCTAGGTACAATTTTGAGCGATTAAGTGTTGGTATGTCTATCTTTTTTGAATTGTACCAATTGTACCTCACTTTTAAAAATAAAAAAAATAAAAAAAATATTTTCATAGAAAAAAGGTATACAATTGGTTAAAGTGCCAATTAATGGCTAATTTACTATATTTATTGATCATTTTTTGTACCTTGAGCTTGTTTTGTCTGTGGTACATTTTTGTAATATTGGTCTATTTTGCGCAAGAACTCATGTTGATGCTTTACAAAGTCATTACCCTCGACTTCAAATCTCTGAAAAAGTAAATCTTTACTACACATTAGGATAACCCCCTTCTGAATCTTGGTACCATAGACATAGTTGTGGGCCATGCAATATGCCCCCAGTTGACAGAAATAATCGGATATCCATTCACGCTTCTTTGGTTTGTTAGTTTGTTTAAAATCTATTATGGCTGGTTGGCCCTCGTAGATTCCTACGATGTCAGTAGCACCGGCATACAACCCTGGATAGTAGAGGGTGACCTCTTGGCCCCACACCTCTTCCAGGTCCCCGAGCCCTGATTCTATAATCTTTTGCGCCATGGGTTCTGCTTCCTTCCCCACGCTCGTTAGGTCCTTGTGCCCCGACCCATCAACATATGCTTCAAGAAACTTGTGCATGGCAGTACCACGCATCGCTGCAATATCCCTGACTCTATCAGCGTACTGAGCGCCCATCCGGGCCTTCCAATCAGCGAGAGACTTTCGTTTCTCTTCCGACTGAGTCGCGGACAATATCGTAGTCACCGATGGTAACTTCTCTTGATCAATGTCATAGTGTCGTTTACCATCAATCAATGATCGCATTGACTTCGGGTATTTATATTTTTTATTAAACTTCATTAAAATCCATTCCTCTCAGCTATCTCAGCCAATATTTTTTTAGCTTTTCTTTTATCATAATCGTCAAAAGGATCAGGTTCTAATGAAGCATATTTTTCTTTTAGGTTGATGTGCTCCAACTTCTTTTCCTTTCGAGATTTTTTTCGAAAAATTTTATTATAATTTTTTCTATACAAATCGTTGGAAACCCTTGATTTTCCATCCCATTTCGTGCCTTTAGATTTCTTAGACTCCATGTAGTTTCGCGCTAAATGATTTTGTTAGTCTATAGTTTTCTAGATCAACCACCTTAGTGTCCTCTTCTAACCTCTGATAATGATCTAAAATCTGTTTTACTTTTTCTAATTTCGTAATTGAGTATGGATAAATTAAACAACAAACATAATAAGCATCTCTAAAAACACAACGCCATCGGTACTGCATTAAATATTTCGTACCATCTTTACGTAATCCTTTACGAGGCTTCTTAGTAACTGTTCCACACTTAACTAATTGATGTACCCAATGAATGACCATAGGATCAGTCATTGTAATCTCCATGTTAATACGCCACGACTGAGACTGTCTATAACCTTTACCTTTATGTTTCTTTTTATTTTCTATTCCTTTTTTATAATAGATAGAACCTTCCCCATCAAAGAGGCCGGCTAGATATGATATCTCACTTTCCCTCATCTTTAGCTCCTAATGTAACTGCATTCTTAGCTGCTAGCTCATTTGCTAGTCTAACCTGACTAATCTTTACTGAATCCATAATGTTACCAGCCACAGATATTCTAGTTACATCAGAATAAAAAGGTGCAACGTAGTGTTTAATCCATGCAGGAAATATAAATATATCTCGCTCCTTAGGTTTAACTGATTGATAAGTAATAGATTGTCTGTTGCCTTCTCCATATAGAAAAGATAAACTTCCGGGCCCAGCAGAATTCCCTACAAATTCATCCTGCTCTTTAGTTATTTCTTCTGGTACCTTTAAGAATATTACAAAGCTTAAAAAATCTGAATGATCGTGTGGAGGATTATATTCCCCCTTCTTCATAAAGTTTACCCATAAAGAATTTAAAATATATTCTGGCTTTACTTTATACTCTTCGCTCTTCCACTTCTGATAGGCTGCATCATAGACAGTTAAGAATTGTGCAATTTCATTTACATAATCTTTCCTATTTTCATAGGCATACTCTTCTTTAATGATTCCAGCTAGATTAGATCTAAAGTCTTTCTTTTGTTTTCTAGCTATTTCTGCGCCTTTTAATAATTTCTTTTGAAAATCTTCTGAAATTTTTAAATGAACAATACAAGGACCCCACTGGAGGACCTGATACTTTACTTCTGTTCCTTTCTCATTCTTTGCCATTTTGTTTTCCTTTTAATATTAGTTTTAAGTTATCATTCTCTTCAGATAACCTATCTATTTCTTTTTTAAGGCCCATATTATTTAAATCTAGATCAAGAATAGCTTTACCGGCTTGTCTGCATTTACGTTGTAAGAGCTCTACCTGCTTCTTTAATTGATCTATTTGTTCCTCTAGATCAGAGGGACCTCTCACTACTCTTTTAACATCTTCTTCAATCATTTTTAATATTTCCTTTATTTGTTTTAGTCACCCACTTTAACACAGTTGTAGCGGGATCAAACCCATCCAACTCATACTTACTGCAACCGGTGGATACCATCAGAATCAACATACAAATCATCACGCTGCTCCGCATATATTTCTCCTTCCGAGTCACATGTACTACATTGTGCAGTGACCTCCTCTTTCGCCAGTTTATATGGCACTCTTATAAACCCATTGCCCTTACACGTAGGACAAATTACTTTAGTCTTCTTTTTTGACTTTTCCATTTAACTTCCTCACTTTCTCATTCACTAAAATATTTATAGTTTGTGATCTGCTTAGTATTGTATTTGGAACAATCTTTTTTCTTAATATTTCAATCGCATCATAAGTCTTATGTGACAACGACACGTTTTTATATTTTGTTATATCAGTCATAGCTGCTATACTCCTTTCTTATTATTTTTATCATATGGGATTTATCTCATGTATTACAATAGGTGTCAATGAAAATATTATTAACTTTAATAATATGTAGCTATACTTCTGGTACATGTCTTCCG